TCTCAAGTACAGGGGGATTGACAATATCATATCCCTCACCTGCACTAGTGATCTCTAGAGATCTCAAGTCACCATACTTCAGGGACTCACCAGACTTGTAGTTGAGAATCTCAACACCGTTGATGAGAATACCGTTGTAGCCAGGTTCTGTGAGGTAGTTTCCAGACTTGGTATCAGGTACCAGAACTTCTCTGACAATACTTTGTGGTTCGAGTTTCTTATTGAAGAAGTCAAAGAAAATAAACTCGTTATCTACTACGTCACCAACTAGATTTACATACTTACTAGAGTAGATGTCAGACCTAGACCTGGACAGTTTGATACTGTTCTGATTAACTCTGTAGACATAATAAACATTACCATCAACACCGTCGAACTTACTTTCGGTTTCTTTTACAATCTCAATACCGTTAGGTGAGATAGTAACGTCTCTGATAATACCTGGCTTGTAGATGATAGCATCACCAGTCAGGAAACCGTGGTCGATATTATTTGTAAGGACAAGAGTTTGGTTATCTGACTCTGGAGAACCAGAGAAAGTAATCTTCTTATCATATGGGTCGGTGAAAGTATCGGAATAGTTAGGAAGTGAGTTAGATGCAACTACAACGTCACCGTTGAACTTCTGATAAACGTTCTGAATATTACCAACAAAACTATTCAGATAAGGATACTTACCTGAGTTACCTTTGAGAAGTTGGTTCTCAACTTTATTGTATGCAATACTTCCGACGTTTGCTGCCAACTTTGCGACAAAGCTAAACTCACCAGAAGATCTTGTAACCTGGCCAGGAAGTTGGAGTCCACTGTTACTGATAAGAATGATATTGTATCCAGGTCTCAGGAAGTGATTGTCCTTTACAGTAATCTGATATGACAATTCAAGTTCGTCAATCAGGTCAATACTTTCAATATTCCACTGAGTCTTAACGTTGGAGTACCAGTTCTGTGATCTCTCGTCACCTCTTACAATACCCAGAGACTGAATATTGATAGTATCATTTTCATTATAAAAATATGAGTTCTTATTTAACTTAAACTCTTTGAGAGTTGATGTAATTCTAACTTGAACAGGATTAGATGTATCAAGACCAACGTACCCATAGGAGTTATCGTCAAGTCTAATATCGATCTTCTGAAGGTATTCCTCATCTACACCAGAACAATTAAAGAACTGGTTGATATTCTTTCCAGTATATGCAATAGCAACTTGATCACCAATAGAGTTTTCGACAATCAGTTTACCGGTTTGTGGAAAACCAATAGTAGAATCAACATCGATGATAGTTGCACCCACTCCGATGTTGTTGAGGATCTTAGTTTTGGGGTTAGGCTTGAACTCACCAAATACTGAACCTTTTACACTGATATCTCTTGCAAAACCATAGTCGATTGCAATCTGATAATATTGTCCTTGATCATAATTGATCTGTTGAACATCAGAAACAGAACCTCTAGCTCCTGTGGAGTCTTGGAACAAAGTAAGGTTCTTGAGAAGAAGGGGGTCACCTGTGATCGATTCAACTACAAAGTCCTGTGTAACTTTGTAATCTGCATCAGAAGGTCTGAACAAAAACTCACTTGGTTTGATAATATCTACTTCTTCACCATAGAGAGCTCTGAAGAGAATCTTGAATGACTGGTCTGTACCCTTTGACTTATAGAAACTATCAACGTTGTACAGGAAGTTTCTTTGATCAACACCGTCAAAGAGTGGTCTCTCATTGAAACCAGGTGCAATCTGATTTTTTACCTTCTTGAAAAACTCTTGAAGGAAGATAATATTGAGGTTGTGAATAGTTGTGCCACTTGTATGTGCGGCAATCTGTGTGGTTTCAAAAGTAAGTTGGTCTGGTTTGTTACCAGAGACATATGTTGTAATACCACTGAACCCTCTGGTGCAGTTTACGAATGAGTTATTGGTGATAGATTCATAATGAATGATCTCATCGTCAATCTTGATAAGACCATTGGTTTCAGGGAAACCTTCTGTGAAGTTTGTGAGAGCTGCAGTGGGGATCGTGGTGGCAGTGTAATCCAGATCACCATTCAGTGTAGTTGAGGTCTTGAGTGAAAACAGTTCATCTATCTTTACATACTGATCGATATTTTGGATCAGATCAAAGGTTCCACCCTGATATTCCTGGGATTTGTAATATTGTTTAACAAACTCTGGAAGAAGAGGAAAGTCCTCCAGAACATACCTAGGAAATTGATTCTCAACAATATCCTGGAACTTAACTCTATCTACTGCCATTGTCGATTAGTAAGAATATGAACTGGATGAGGACGAACCTGATGATGAGGCTGGTTGGGTGTAAGTGGGAGTTGATGATGAAGATGGAACTGATATGTTTGGATTCACTCTGTTTGAAATGAGTGTGGCTCCTGTTTCAACTTCAGAAGAAGATGATTCACCAGAAGTAACAATAGGAGTTCTTCTTACCAACTTACTTGAGTAACTGGAACTTACAATGTAGTTGGTTCCAGATACATCTGCCCCAGACTCAATACGGTCTGGTAACATATTTACCTTCATATTAGAGGTGTCTAATTGAAGATACAAATCTTGTAGTCCAATCACATCATTAGAAAAAGGTGTAGCTGAGATCTCAACTAAATTAGTCCCACGGAAAACATCCGTTTGAATAATATTGATTGGGTTCAATTTGATCTCACCTTTCATATAATCAATAGTACCAATCGATCTTCTCAGAATAACTGGTTCAGTAGGAGAGTTGAGTTTGAAAAGGAAGATAGTTCCTGTCTTCAAATCAAAGTTGGGGTTGTCTCCAAGATAGACAGTATCAGAAATACCACTAATTTTAAATCCTGAAGAACGAATATTGTACCCAATCGATCCATTGTGTGTACCGTGTCCATGATTATTAATCTGGAAACGATTACCGAAACAGATCTCATATTCGGTGAACTGATTCATGGTAGCTTCCATGTCCCTTCTGATATCCACAATCGTGATATTGGAAGTAACTGATTCGTGACTTTCGTCTACGATTCTCTGGAACTTACTGTATTTGAATCTTGCCCCAAACTTATTTAACTCAGTTGAATCTGCGTATCTGTTGGAGTTCTGAGTTACAAGAGATGAAACAAAACTAGAGTTGGGTGCCTTATTCGAGTTGTAGTATACTTGAGAGTCTGTTTCAACATACAGATACTTCAAATCAACAATCTCTGTGATAATACCTGCAACAGAATACTTACTGATCTGTCTTTTGATATTCTCTTTAATGGCACTTGAAAGGAAAACACCATTGGTAGGTTTGATACTTACATAAACCTTACCATATTGTGGTGGAGTCAATTCTTCACCACCAAAGGCCGAGATGGATTCGGTCTCAGGATAGATGGTTGGTACAATAGCTTCAAAGTCTGATGCTGTAACTGCTCTGTTCTGTGATGAATAAATTTGTGTTGCGTACTTCTTGACTGACTCAACACTCTCAATTGAACTACCACCAAAGGATGGTTCATTAGTTGTAACTAGTGATACACCTGCTGTGATTGCGTTGTTATTATTATCTCTCAGTGTTCCCGCATATCTCAAGGATCCGATACCATTACCTTCAGCACCTCCTGATGTGATATACTTCACTTCAATGAAATTTGGTTCCTGAAGTGCTACACCAAATACACCATCACCAAACAAGATTTCATATCTCTCCGAATCAATCTCTTGGAGGTAGTAGATAGGTGAATCAGGTCCAACCTCAAACAAACTATCAAACCGGTTGGGTAGAATAAACTTCTGTGTTTGATTCCTAGAGGACACAGTGAAAGACTGAACAAGATATGATCCCTCATAAACATCAATGTTATTGAAGGTTGCTGTGCCAGTGTCATCAACAGGAACTGTGATGTCATTAGGAATGGAGAAGGTAAAGTTGTCCTTACCTTTAGCTGTTCTAGAAGAGATGGCAACAATACCAGCCTTGAGTGTAACTGTCGTTGCTGATGTACCAGACACATCAGCAAAGAATGAAATATTAGATACGGCCGCCTTTCTAGATCTAGGAAGATATCCAACATTTCTTGCTAGTGAAACAACATTCTCTCTTAGTGTTGCACTATCAATGAACACTTCATTAGTCACCATATTGGCGTTGTATGAAGTGATATAAGTGTTGTATGCTAGAGTATCAATTATCGTAGATAAGTTGGATCCCTCAAAGTCGTAATCCGTGAAATTGGAATTAGCACGGAGATAATCTTGAATGGATGCCTTGATCTGATCGAAATCTAGATTACTAAAATTTACTAGAGGCATTTATCTGGTGAGCTCTAAGGCGAATTGGAGTTGTTGTGGTTCAATTTCAATACCAATGATTTTGAATTTGATGATAATATCATATTCATTTTCATCATCGTTTGGATTGACAATAACTTCTAGAAGTTCAACCCGTTCCTCAAACTTATTAATGGTATGTTCAATTTCAGATCTAATGTTCATAGATGTCATTTGATCCATGGGATCAAACAATAGACGAGATACATTAGAACCCAACGTAGGGTTAAAGGGTCTTTCACCCGGCACCGTCATTATCAAGTTACGAATAGATCTAGCAATTGCATTGGCATTAGTAACAACAATCAAATCATCCGTAATTGGATTAACTTTGAAAGATGCACTTACATCCCTAAACGATTGACTGATCCTTTGAACAGGCACTTAATGTTACAACAAACCTTACCTTATTTAGACCACTAATCTTCAATTAATGTTATCTGTTCAGAGCCGCAAGTACAGATGTGATCAGGGTGAGAACAATCGCTTGTTTCAAAAAGTCCATCAGTATTTTGTTGTCTCTTATTCTTTGGAGTTTGGTCATCGTTTGCAATCTCCCTCAGCATCTTTTGATGTTGATCGTTAGCCAAGTTGTCTAGAAAATCGTTCATAGCTATCCTTTTTAGTATGTATCACTGTGGATCTAGATATCTACCCTCTTGAGAGTGGTACATGTCAATTGATTCTTCAGGTTGTGACTCTTCTTCTCTCTCCTTGGCAGTTTTCCAGAAGTATTCATCCTCACGTCCCATACCAAGTCTTTCAAAACCATTCTCTACAGAATAATACTCAGTTGATACCTTGAAGTCAGGCATCTTGGGATCTACAGGTGTGAGACTATTATCAAAGATTCTCATCCTGTTATTAGGATACAAGGCATACTGCCCATTCTCCAGTTCAATCAAGTTATGTGACTTGTGTTCTGCGGGGTTCTCTGA